CAATAGTACCAGCCACGATGTCCTGAATCTGCTCCTCGGACATACCGGCCTGCACGGCGGAGATACGCTGCGTCTCGGCTTGGTAAGCCTTGATTTCAGCCTCGTAGTCCTTCCGCTGCTGCTCCTGCGCCTCGATAGACTTGGCGACGTTCTGCAGCATCTGGTGCATCTGCTCCATCTCCTGCCCCATCGCTTGAATCTGCTGATTCGCGGCTTCCAAGGCGGGATTCTCGTCGTTGTCTTGCAGCAATTTGGGGTCAATCGTCTTCTGCAGACGCTTCGCCATTTCCTGAGCACCCGGCCAGTCCATGTTCTTCACGAACAAGTCACCAGCCACCTGCCACAACTGCGGGTTGCCCTGCAGAATCTGCGACATGGCTTCCATCGACTCCTGACGCTTGGTCATGTACGACGGGCCAGTAGTCACGCAGACATCGTACTTGCCGACAGACGGATTGTAGATTTTCTCAATCACAATGCCGTTTTCGTCCACGATTTCGCGGACAGGCTCGGGCTGCTGGGGGTCAATCCGCGCAGTCTTTGTCTCACCGTCAATGCCGATGATGCGGGCAATGCGCTGGGTGTCGTAAATCTTGGGGATAAGGTCAACAAGTTGGCGCGTGACGTAGCGGATGGCGCGAGCCAGGTTGTCAACGTAGTGGTATGTGCCGGTGTCGCCTTGCCGTTCACGCGCCAAAATTGCCTTGCCGGAACGCTCGTTAGAGGTCGCGCCAATGCTTGAGTCGTACTGTCCAGTGGTGGCCTTGATGTCGTCAGACGCACCAGCCTTAGCCTGCAGCAGTCCCGAGGACGCCATAGGCGGCTGTGCGCGTGATGGCAGCGGCAACACCGAACCCGAGCCGTCCGTAACGTCAGGGTTGACCTCAAGGTACGGCCAGTTGTTGGTGTTGGCAGTCTTCCACTGCTGCTCGTAGCCCTCAAACTGCCCACCGTAACCAATAAACGGGGCTTTCGGGGCAAGGGCAAGCATCTCGGCTTCTTGGGAAACCCAGTAGTTGTACATCCGCTGGGCATCCTTGGCATTACGCACAAGACCCGAAACGTACATCCGACCGTCAATTTCCCACTCGTTGCCAACCACGCGGACAACCGGAATAGACTCACCAACCCAGTCCTGACACTCCAGCATCTGGTAACCGTTGGTCTTGCACCACTTTACGGTTTTCACGTCCGTGGGACGCTGGCGCAGGATGGGCATACCCATCGCCTCGGCACGCTTGGCCTCGGGCGAACCCTGAATAGCCGTGACGTTACCGGGGTACAGGTTGAGCGTCTTGCGCTCATGCTCGATGTAGAAGTATTCAGCGATACGGACGGTTCTGTCGCTAATCCACTGCGACAAACCTTGGTCGCCGATACCCCGCGTCATAATAGACGAGATAGGCTCGGCATCCGGAAACTGCCGTTCGTACTCATCCATCGTCAGGTCTTCAGTGATGAAGCACCACTGGGCATCCGACCCGCAAGGGTCTTGGATGGTGGGGTCCATGTACACGGAAAACGAGTTACGGATGCGCTGAATGCGAATGTCTTGGTCAAAGGTGTTTTCATCGCAGTACTCGGTGAGTACGCGAATGTAACCCTCGCCGTAGGTGACTTGGTTGTCACAGGCGGTGTCGTAGGCAACGTCGGCATCTGAGATGTACTCAATGTGCCGCACGATGCCGTCAAATATCTCGGCGACCTGTAGGTCAGCCTTGTCATCCACGGGGATGACTTTTCCCGAGGGCCGGTTCTGCCGTTGGTCGTTGGTGACCTGACGAACGTGCTGCGGCAGCTTATTGATGGTCAGACAGGGGCGAGCATTGATGGTCTGCCCCTGCACCGACCCTCGGGTCGCTAGTACGTCTGCGGGCCACTGCCACTGGTTGTCAGGGCTAGCGGCGAGGAATCGCAAATCGTCCAACTCGTCTTCGCGGGAATCCGCATACGCAGAAACAGCCTGCGTAAAGCGAGTCCGAGCGACGGCGAGGATGTCAGTGGCATCCTTGTCACGGCGGGAGGATGGGCTATTTGCCACCCGTGCCGCGCCAATCATGCCGGTGTCTGCCATATGCGGTTACAGGCAGTGAATGACAGCGAAGTTCAGCACCACGGCTTCGGCCAACGCAGTAGCAGCCGTAGTGTTGCGCAGCACGATAACCGCCGAGCCAGCGGCAAGGCTGTCAACCCACACCTGATACGAGTTGGCAGTGTTGCCCGTGGACAACTGCACAACGAGGATGTCGTTGACGCTAAGGTTGTCGTTGTTAAACGTGAACGACACGTTGGTTACGCCCGCAAGGCTGGCAGCGTTCATCGTGATACGGCCAGCCGACTTGTTCAGCGAGACGGCAGTACTCTTGCTTGTGGCCTGCGTGACGGTGCCTTGAGCGTCGGTCGTGTAACCAAACTCGTCGGAGGCGAGAACCTTGTCCGCGCCGATGATGTTCTGGTCTTCGTAGGCGACGCCAATTGGCTTCGTGTTAACGGTCATTTTTAGGCTCCCATCCAAGAATTGCTGACAGTGCCGTCCCTGTAGGTTCGGACGGGGTTTCGCGCAGTATACTCCCGATGCGCCACAGGGAAAGCAAAAGTTACCGCGATGGCATCCGCAGCGTCCGGGGAGGGTAGTCCACGGGACTTCATGTCCTTTTTGCTTTCGAGCTGGATAGCCCCCGAGGAGTCGATAATCTTGCGGGGGTTGACCAAGTCAGACTTGAGTTGCCGGTCCTCCTTCATAGAGGCGGTCTTTAGCCAGTCCCGCATGGCACCCCATATCTCGGCGCGCTTGTTTTTCCACGCCACGGGATTCTTGGCCTTCCAGCCAAAGTTCACGCCCCGGACCTTGTACTTTTGCTCGGTTAGGCGGTCTAGGATGCCGTACCCCAGCCCGCCTTCGTCTATCACCGTCAGGGTAGGCCGGAAGTCCTCAATCGCCTCAATCACCCGCCCAACGATAGCCATCGTGTCCTCACCGGAGTACCGGCGGATAGCGACCAAGTCGCGCCCCTTCCGCACCGCAATTACGGTGGAGTCTAGTCCCCCACGGGCGGGGTCTACCCCGATGACCACGGCAGCGTTCTCGTCCTTGTAGGCGGGGCGCTTAAACGCCTCATCCACCCAGTGGGCAGCGATAAACTGGTCGTCGCCGGAGGACGGGAACTCCCCGTACACCTCAACCTTAGCCTGGGGTGAATCCTCGCCGTATTCCTCAATGATTTGCTTGTAGACAGCGTTGTCGGTGCCTTCTACGTCTAGCGAGTTGATGCTACGGGATGTCCAAAACGCGCGTTTAGCGTTAAAACACTCAAAAAAGTAGCCGTTAGGGCGGCGGGGGTTAGAAAACGCCATCCAAAAGCGGTTTGGCGTGTTCTCGGTGAAAAAACCTTGGCTAACGTCCCAGATTGCGTCCGGAATACCGCTGGCTTCGTCAAAAATGACCATCACGCCGTCGTGGTTATGCACACCAGCGTAGGAATCTGGGTTCTCCGCAGACCACAGGCGGCCTTCTACCGACCAGTAGCGCGTACCCTTACGCAAATCACGCTCTACCAACTCCGCAACCCACTTAGCGGGCATGACACGGGTAGCCGATATCTCAAACCAGTGGCTGTTTATCAGCATCGCCAGCCACTTAGTGATTTCCGCCCATGTCACCGAGCGCAACTGGGCTTCCGAGTTAGCCGAGACGATGATGGTAGACCCGATGCGGGTAGTGACCATCCACAGGATGAGCCACGACACTAGTGCCGACTTGCCGATACCGCGACCGGAGGCAACCGCCAAGCGGAATACATCGAATGTTTCCGCGTCTACCTTGCCGTTGTTCGCCGCGATGTGCGTCTTCAGGTCACGCAACACCTCCCGCTGCCACTTACGCGGTCCACGGAAGTGTTCTAGCGGCGTACCCTTTTCACCCCACGGGAAGGCGAAGTTTACGAACGCCTCTGGGTCGTTGGCTATGGCGGGTGACCATAGTTTAGCCATGAGCAATTGCTCATCGGCAGAGGAGTATCGCGGTTCCTGCATTACTCTACGCTGGCGTAGGGGGACGGCATCTGCCCGTACATACTGTTCAGCGCGTTCTGCCCACGGTACGGGCGCATACCACGGTTACGCATAAGCGGCTGCTGCTGTTGGCGCATACCCATCTGCGGGTAGCCCATCATCTGCGGCATCATCTGCCCGTAGGGTTGCGCAAAAGCCCCACCATAGCCCATACCCCCACTGCCACCAACAGTAAAAGGGTCACCACCGTACGAACCAGGCAGCACCATAGAGTTCTGACCCATACCAGAGGATTGACCATACTTAGGGGTACTCACAGGCATTTGGTAGTTAGGCATTCCGCCAAAGTTGGGATAGTTCACGCTACGTCCTCCGCAACAATCACGCGAGACTGTGCAGCCTCTAACGCCGCAACAATACTAATCTTCTGGTACACGTCCACGCTCACCTCCGACCGTGCCGTCCACCCAAACTGATGCTGCAACACCGACAACGCAGCCTTGGCATCCCCGCCCTCCGCAGCCGAATACACAGTACGGCTAACGGCCAACTCTGCATCTGCACGACCCTTCTGCTCTGCCAGTTCGGCAATGGGGTCCATCTGGCACAACCGCCGATACTCACTAGGCAGCATCCCCGCAGCAAGGGCAAGCGAGTCACCCTTTAGCCCGAGACGTGCAGCTTCGTAGATACCCTCCAGTGCCTCAGGGGTGGCACGCAACTCACGGGCAACCACAGGGATACTGCGGAACACAGTGGGGATGGTTGCGAGGTTCATGGGGGGAGATTAGCATACAAAAAAAAATTGTTCACGGGGGTACCGTTACAGTCACGGCCCTTGCGTCGGACCTACCCGGGGGGGATGGCGTGCTGCACTGCCGCATGGATGTTGCATAGCAACAATGCTGCATTGCGTCATGCGTGCTGCACTGCGTCATGCATAGCGTAGTGCTGCACTGCAGCATGGCCAGTCACGTTCGCATCATGCGTGCCAGGCTAGCGTGCCAGTGCGCAGTGTCATGCGCTAGTGTTAGGTGAACAGTACTAGCAGGGTAGCAGTACAAGGGAAGTGAGTAAAACCCGTTTACCCTAAAAAGGGTTGTCACTTAGAATTTCACTGTGCGCGTGCGCATGTGTGTGTGAACATCCACAGTTATGTTGGTAGATGACCTTTTTCAGGGCAAACCAACACTGTACAAACTTTTTGTACAAACCCCTTGCACATACACTTTTAGTAGTGCATACTTCCCCCATGCCGCAATTCAGCGGCGAATGGGAGAACGAGATGAACAAGCTTTTGAATGCATTCCGCGCAGAACCTACTGAAGTAAACCGCGCCAAGCTCGCCAAGTACCTGCAGAAGCATATGATGGCTCTTTGCCTGGCAAGCTCTGCAGAGATTGCGTTCCTGAAGTCGCACGGGTTTGCGGTATGAATCTCGCTACTCGCACTGATATGCAAACCGCATACCGTCAAAAATTCGCTAAGCGTGCAAACGAGTCTGTAGCCTTTTGGCTTGCTCGCATCAACTACGCTATCGCGGACATCCATGCAACATTCCCGCTGCACTCGCACGATAGCGAGTATGCGCAGCGCTTGTATCTTGAGCTGGATGAAGCTCGCGTTGCATTCCAACAAGCAAACCGCGTAAAAGTGGCCGCATGATTCCCGTAGGCTATCGTCCCATCCGCATCGCCAGCAACAAGCCCGCCATGCCGCGTTATGTGCTTGTTGCCTGGCTCGTTGCCTGTTTCATCCTGTACTGTTTCGCAGAGTACCACTACCCTAGCCTGTAACCTTTCTGCTAGCGCATTGGAAACAGTGCGCTATCGGGAATCGTTCCACTAACACTATGCGCCATGCGCGCGAAAGGACGAATTGTGAAATTACTGAATGTTGACGCGAACGCAAAGACAATTAAAGGCCAAAAACGCGGTTTCATGACTGCAGTTTTGTACCTGTCGCCCGGTAACCTGTCCGGGACTGAACTGTGCGCCATGTCCAAACTTGCAGGATGCCGCGTTGCTTGCCTGTCTACTGCAGGACGTGGTGGTATCGCCGCCGGTCGCGCAGTGTTTACCGCGCCTAATGGCGATACGTTGCCAGACAATGCAATCCAGCACGCCAGGCTTGCGCGCACTGCACTATTCCTGAATGACAATGCAGCATTCATGGCGCAATTGGTGCGAGAGATTACCGCATTCGTTGCCAAAGCAAAGCGTGCAGGATTGGTGCCTGTTGTACGCTTGAATGGTACTAGCGACATTCGTTTCGAGGACATTCCCGTACAAGGCAAGGCTAACGTGTTTGCACTGTTTCCGCGTATTCGTTTCTATGATTACACCAAACTACCCAACCGTAGGCGTGCCATTGGTGTGCGCAACTATTCCCTAACCTTTTCCTATTCCCATGTACCTGGGTTTGCGCCTGTGGTAGCGCGTGCTGTCGCCACCTATGGTGCCGGTGTTAACTACGCTGCCGTGTTTGCAGGTAAGACGCTACCGGCACACTTCCTAGGCCGTGCTGTGGTGAATGGTGACGAATCCGATTTGCGGTTTCTGGATAAGCCTGGCGTTGTCGTGGGTTTGACTGCTAAGGGTAAGGCGCGTCGCGACACGTCTGGTTTTGTGGTTCCGCGCCAAGTGGTGGCCGCATGACACTATCCTACGTATACGTACCTGGTCGCACTGTTTACCGTGTCCGTGACTGGCACGATAACGTCACAGTGCGCATAAACCACTATTCCGCGCGCTACAGCGTGACAATGCTGGATAACGATAGCGGCAACGTCCTACCTGTGGCGCGCACGTACTCGCGGTTTACGGATGCGTTGGCGTACGCTACTAGCCTAATGAGTGCCGCATGAGCTGGTATACCCGTTTTCGTCCCATGTCACCGGCCCCGTATACCGCCAACGGCGAGCCGTTTAGCCTGCTATGTATTGGTGACTGTGGCGGTACTGTGGCCAGTACTGCCGCATTCTGTGACGTCACCGACAAGCCTGGCGCATTCTACTGCCAATCCTGTGCCGCGCGTTATGCGTGCGAGGGATGCATGGGCCGTGGCTGGCATGACGGCATAGTGACAATGGAAGAGACGCAATGCGGCCATTGTGCCGGTACTGGTATTGATTACCGCTAGCCTAGCCTAACCTGTTAGCCCATTGCCTGCAGTGGGCTAGCGGGTAACCGTTAGGGTTATAGTTATGCGCCATTGTGCGCGAGGGGTAAACCGTGAAAACGTACATTGTGGAAACTACAGACGGGGAAAAAGTCCGTCAACCGTACCTGTCAACTGCAAATGACGTGCGCCATGCTTTGAGGGAGTGGCTAGGGGACATGGGGACCGAGCGTGACGTGCAGCGCATCTACGCGAATGCGCGCGTCATGGAGGCCATAAGCTGGTCCGAATACGGGCAAGGCTTTAAGTTTATCAACCGCTTTGAACCATTGGACTACTTGGTAACGCAGTTGGATAGTCCAGAATGCCAAGCGCTAGAAGCTTGGATTTTGGAGAATGACGTGCGGAACCAGCGTGCGCCACTAGGGGATTCCATCATGGCCGCCTGGCTTGCTAATGCCGATGAATCGCAAGGCATAGTTGAAATTCCGGCCCGTTGGTCCGTTACTGGCGTGCCGGTGACGTTTGACGTTTGGGGAGCCGCGCCATGACGCCAGTGTCACGGCCAGCCTGCCCCGTCTGCTACCGGGCCGGTGCGATACCCTGCCCCTTTACGGATGCCAGCCTACCCTGTCTGCACTGTGACGGGACCGGGTTCGACCTTTACTGGCTAGGGCCGGACCTGCCAGCATGGGAGCCCGCCCCGTGCTGTACTTGCTAGGCCTGCTACTAGCCGCTGCCATTGCCGAGCTGTTTGACATAGGCTAACCTTCTCTCGCGTGTCGATATCTTGCCCGGCCTAACCCGCCGGGTTTTTTTTTGCCTACTGCACCAGCCGCAAGCTCGGAAACAGGGTTTCCAATGCGTCCCGGCACTGCGCGCTATTCATCGTGCTATAAACGCTATCGGGCGCGGTATATATTGTGCGCTTATTCGGATTGCGTGCGGTTCCGATATGGCCGCGATTAGTCCAGCCCGATAATGCCATTACGCCAGTTAATACGTTAACAGGGATAATCCCACGATTAATAATCGGCTCTATCTTGCGCGCAATATCACCCCACGGACCGCCGATAATACCTTCCGCGAACACTCCGCGCCTGGCGCGAACGTCCGCCAAGAGCGTTTCTTCCACTGATTCCTGCCGGACATTGAGCAATCTACGCTTTGCTTCCGTCATGGGAGGGGGCGCAGCCGGATTGAATGCCCCTAGGGCGCGCTGGGAGAGCGTATAAGCCACGTTTCCTATGCCCCCGCTACCGTACCACTGCCACAGGGCGCTAGCGGCTTCCTGCGTCATCTTGGGCGCATCACTCCAAAGCACGAACCAGCGCCGGTCGTCGTCGGATAGGTGGATAGCGTCGCGGAAGTTGCTCATGGCGATGGGCAAGCCCCGATTTAATGCAGGGTACGGGTGCTGCATTTTCCGATTAACCATTATCAACTCTGGGGGCGCGGCACATAATACCTTCATAAACTCTTCCACCGCCCGTTTATCGCGATTTACTCCCCGGCGTAATTCATTTAGCAGCAATACTTCATTTTCCAACGCATAACCGAATTGGCTGATAATGTCCTCGCCACGGACGACGGCGACGTTCTGCAATTGGGGACCGCCCACGGCTTGCAGGAACGGGTGGAGGGCGGAGTCCTTGCCGGAACCGGGGTGGCCGGCTATCAGGATGCCGTGATTGATTTTGCGGTCCGGGTGCTGGAATTTGAAGGCCAGACAGTCCAGCAAGTGATTACGCTCCCAGTCACAGGGGAGCAATCCGGCTAGGTGGTCCAGCCAAGGGGACGCATCACCGGCTACCGGCTGCACTCGGGCGTTCCGCCACAGGTTCCCCCATGCTTCCCCGTGCCGTTCTAGCAACGCACCGGCACCAGGCGCATACGTCAACCCGGCGGCTATCACGCCACCCATAGCGGCGCGGTTCTCGTCAAAGCTGTTACTGGCATGGATTGGACCGCCAGTGTGGATACTGATGCACTTGACGTGCCGGTAGTGGGCGTTGAATGACTGCCGGGTGATAGGGCGACGGTTCACCAAGTCGAAATACCCGTCAGCATCGGCAAGGTAGGCAAACCGGCTGAACCACTCGGCTACCGGCAGCGTGGAGATGTCACGGGCGGCTACGGCTTCAGCGGCCTGTAGGATGCTCGCTGATGTCTCGCCTGCGCTTGCCATGCGCTGTGCGGCGGCGGCTAGGGCTTCCGATAGGGGCTTGTCGCTCACGAGATATCGACCTCCCGAAGGGTGTACCGGCCCGTTTTTCCCTTCGTCCAACCCTGCACAAGAATCTTCCACCCGGCTTCCCGCAAAAGGGGCAGGGCAGGGCTATCCATCATCTTTTTTATGCGGGCTGAGACGTTGCTGCCGGAGGTGGATTGTACCCCACAAGTCCCCTCAGGGCCGACGCAGACGATGTCGATGATGCCGAACAGGTCTTGCCGAATACGGGCGTGGGGGTTCCACTTTTCCACTACGGCAACAAGGGGGAACCGCTTGCGCAGGTCGGCAAGGGAGCGTTGCGTGGGGCTGCTCACGCTAGCACCGCCATGTCCACGGTGAAGCCTGGCGTGCCATCGGGGTCGTCCGGTATGCGCACGCCGACGATGCCAAAGTTCTGCGACTTCTCGCGGGGGTTGCCTTGCCCCAACCACGTCCACGGGTGACGGGTCTGGTGGGGGGTCAGGCGGTAGTTAGCCATGATGTAGGCGGTCAGGGCGGGCATCCGGTTGGGGTTGATGACGGGTGAGGGTGTGCTGCTCAGGATGCGCTGAAAGTCCTCAATACCGGGCGGCTGCTTCATCCCGTTCATCACGGACAGGCCGTTGATGACGGTTTCGTCGTCCACGCGGTCCACCGTCTGCGCCATCGCTAGAGGCATTCCACGGGGGTACATGGCGGTAAGTTTCTCGCCAAACATCTGGACCATGCGCTTCCAGACGCGCTCGGCACGGGGGGTCAAATTCATTTGCGGCTCCATGTGGTGGCACGGTTGCGGCGTTCGCCAGCGTTCCGTAGCCATGAGTTAAACGTGCGACTCCAGTCAGCCTTCACTTTCCCCTCGCTGAGAAAGTAATCACGAAACTTCATCAGTTCATCGTAGAGCACCACGCCCATTTCCTTGGCAAGGTGTTCGTGTTGGATTTCATGACACCAATCGTCGGGCAGCCGGGTTCCGGTTGCTTTACGTTCAGCAGACTTTTTTTTCGTTGCCCCCCGTGAGGGGGGATTAAGGGGGGTTTCTCTACTCTCCCTCTCCTCTCTCTCTAGACAAGCATCCTGCAAGCAACTTGCTAGCATCACGCTAGCATCATCCCCTTCAACATTGAAAAAACCCTTGTCAATCAATGGCTTGAGTCCCTGCGCCAACTCATTATCAGTCAACCTGAGACGATACGCCACGCCATCGTAAGCTTGGTCGATGGTTCCGTTGTCGTACTCGCTTGCCAACAGCCACAAGCATGGTGCTAGCGCCTTGCTAGCAACAGGCAAGCGCATAAAGTCAGGGTCATCAAGCAGGGAACGATACAACTTTATCCAAGGTGGCCGCCTGGTCTTGTAGTGCTGAAACGCACCCCAGTTTTTGGGCGTCAATTTCATGGCGCACCTTTGCTGTTTCTTTTTTCCTTTTCGACGTTCAATTCGTGCTCGCTCGGCAGCTGGCAACAGCCGTAGTAGTCAAACATCAACCCAGTCAAAAACCCTATTTCTCGCAACTCTTCACCAGTCGGCTTTTCATTCCCGCCGTTCCATCCCCAAATCGCATCAATGATGCCTTGGCAATAATCTTCATCATCCCAAAGTTCAATTTCCTGATGCTCTCTGTCCTGATTCATCCACTCATCAAAAATCATCCCGTGGATGTACCCAAGAACTTGATTCAAAACGGGCGTGTTAAAGTTTTTCATGCTGACCATCATGGCCGACTGCAAACGATGCCGAGTCTCATGGCACTTTTCACAAAGAACCATCAACTCCTGGTTGCTGTAATTCCAAACTTCACGGCCCTTGTGATAAATGACGTGATGCACGTTGAGCGTGTTTTCCTTGCTGCCACAATCTTGGCACTGAAAATCCGCTGCACTCAAAACCTCTAGCCGCTTTTTCTGCCATTTAGGACTGCGGTACTGTTCACTGTACGTTTTCTTAGCCACTCGATTCTCCCGTTGGTTGCTGATTGTCGCGGCACCGTTTGACCCTCTCCCGAAGGCGCTGCTGGTAGGCACTAACCCTTGCCCGATTGCAAACTACGCAAGCGTTCGTGAGCGTGTACCTTTCTGTGCCATGTCCGTGCTTGCAGGGCTGACCTTGGTAACGAACCTTGCCCGCCTCCACTGCTTTCCATCTCTCCGCAAGCATTGCTGCTGAAGACATAATAACTCCTTTTGCTTATACTACACTAACTGAGTCGCTAATCAAGCGTGACGCTAGCCCTTCTTGTAGCCCGTCAGCGTGTAGGACGCCCACTTCTTGCTTTTGCGGTGAACCATCTCGGTTTCCACCGTGTAGCCTTCGGCGCGGATGTTAAAGATGATGGCGGCTAGCCGGAAGCACCCAAACTTCGCTAGTGCCTGAATGGGCGTGATGGGCTTGCCAGTTAGCAAGTAGGCGCGGACATCATTAATCTGGCTCATGGGTCACCTCCACAGTCTCAAACGCCCCTTCGCTGGCAACCTGCGGCGGGTGCGTGATTGCGCCCTTTATGGCCGCCAAACCCAGCGCCCACGGCGGCAACGGGCAATCCGCAACAAGCACTTTGTTGGTCATGCGCTCGAGCTGGAATTGGTGACCGGAAGGCACGTTGTCCTCCCGCCAGGCGCTAACGGCCTGCGTGGTCAGGCCCAAGGCCCGAGCGACACGCTGCGCGTTACCGAACAATGCAATGACTTCTGACTTTTTCATGTTTCCCTCAAAAAAGATTGGACAGGGGGGTTGACAACAACAACCCTTGAGTGCAACCTTAACACATCACTTGAATTGGTCAAGTGGAACGGGAGAAACAAAATGACGCATGAAGAAATCATGGACGCGCTGCTGGCACTGCTCGACGCAGTCCTGCACAACGAGCCGACTCCGGCTCTCATGTTGGAGAAGGCCCGCGAGGCTCTCCGCCTTTTAAATCAGGTGGGCTTCCAATGAGCATCATTGCCCTGCGCACTGACGGCGAATACACGTGGCTCGAAATTGAGGGCCAGTCGTTCTTCATCACGCCGAACCCCGAGCACGCCGAGGAAATTTGCATCCGCTGCGTGGAGGACTTGGAGTTCCTGCGCGAGACGGTCAAGCGCAAAATCAACGCCATCAAGTACCAATCGGACGACGCCGCTGACGTAAAAAATTCCAAGGTGGAGAAGTTGGAGCGTGCGCTAGCCAACGTAGGCGTAGGCGTGTGCGACCACATTGAGGAAGTGCATTACGAGGGCGTAGACCTCGTCATCGGCTATAACTTTGACCATGACGAGTGCCACCGTAACAGCCCCGCCTACCTTGAAGTGATTAGCATCACCCACCGTGGGCAGGACATTACCGGGCTGATTGACCTGCTGGGCGGTCCTGCGGGCTTTGACAAGATTGCCGACTTGCTGGAGGGCGATAAGTGATTGGCATCATTGAGCCTGAAGTGTGCCTTGACCATCTAAGCCAGGCTCTTGCCTGCGCGGGGTTGGAAATGGTGCAGACCAGCGAGTCGGTCATCATCCGCGTGTCCGACGCTTATAAGCATTGGGGCTGGACTAGCATCCACACCGTTCCGCCCCTCATCCGTTTTCAGGGGAAATACCATGAGTGACAATCCAAACCAGCAAGCCGCGTGGCTGTTAGAGCGCGTGGGCTTTGTGACTGCTAGCCAGTTCAAGCACCTGCTGCCCGGCAAGAAGGGTGGTTACCTTGCCGCCCGCGACACCTACAAGTGGCAGCTTGTGACCGAGCGGCTGACTGGCCGCGCTACGGAACACTACGTCAACCCGGCGATGCAGTGGGGTATCGACCAAGAGGGCTTTGCGCGGGCTGAGTTTGTGCAGCGTATGCGGCTCATGGTGGACTTGGTCGGCTTCATTAAGCACCCGACGCTGATGTGCGGCGCGTCTCCGGACGGCGTCATCAACGGCGGCGATGGGTTAGTGGAGTTCAAATGCCCGACCACGAACACGCACTTGCAAACCATCATGGACGGCATGGACCCCATGCATATGCCGCAACTGCAGGGGCAGATGTGGATGACTGGCGCGAAGGAAGTGTACTTCTGCAGTTACGACCCGCGCCTGCCAAAGGGCATGGATTTCTTTGTAGACCGTATTGACCGCGACCAGGCGTACATCGACACGCTGGAGACTGAGGTCTGCAAGTTTCTGAACGAAATAAACGACACGATTGCCACCCTACAGGAGAAGGCAAAATGATGAACCTTGACCACAGCAACGCCGCACTGTTTGCCGCGCTTGCACTTGCCCAGTCGGAAGTAGAAAACGCTACCAAGGGCAGCACCAACCCGCACTTCAAGTCAAAGTACGCTGACCTCGCCGAGGTGCTGAACACCGTGCGCCCGGTCTACAGCAAGCATGGCATTGCCATCATCCAGTCCACGGGGTTTGACGGCGTGATGGTGTCGGTCACCACGGCACTGGTCCACAAGGAAGGCGGCTACGTTACCTCTGTGGCGTCCTGCACGCCCGCCAAGACGGACGGCCAGGGCGTGGGCAGTGCTACGACCTATTTGCGTCGTTACAGCCTTGCAGCGGCCTGTGCGGTCGCCCAAGAGGATTTAGACGGCAACGACTCTGCGCACAACCGTCCGGCACCTGCACCTGCCAAGCCGAGCAACCAGTTGTTGGACCTGCTGGCGGCTACCGAGGATGCGACTAGCGAGGAAGTCCTCCGCAACCTGTACAAGGCGACCGAGAGCCTTGTCGAGCATGAGAAGGGCGAGGCCCGCAAAGCCATCGTCCAGAAGCGTTCCACCATCAAGTAAGGATAGAAATGAACATCATCACCATCACCGGGCGCGTCGGTCAGGACGCCGAACTCCGCCAGACCCCGCAGGGCCGCGCTGTTGCCAACTTCAAGGTCGTCGTGGACGTAGGGTTTGGCGACAAGAAGCACGCCCTGTGGATTGACTGCTCCATGTTTGGGCAGCGCGCTGAGAAGGTCGCCAAGTACATCACCAAGGGGACTCCGGTCACCGTGTACGGGCAGTTTGACCTGCGGACGTACACCACGAAGAACGGACCAGGCGCGTCCATCACCTGCGATGTGGCCGACATTGCTTTGCAGGGCGGTAAGCCGAGTGGGGAGTCTCAGGCTGCGCCCGAGCCTTTCGATGACAAGAAGGCGGCTGACGCTGCGTTTAGTGATGAAATCCCGTTCTGATTACAGGCGAGAGCTGGTGTGGGCAGCGGAACTTTCCGCTGCTTACATTATTGGAAAAGGAAAACAAATGACGCAGGAAGAACAAGTGCAGTTTGCACGGTACAAAGAGGCAACTCTGCGTGCCGATAGCACCATCACTGCACAGCGCAAAACCATTGCTGCTCTCAATATTACGCTGCAAACGCAGCGGCATCTTATTGACCTGCTGCATGAGCAAGTCCGCAAGATGGAAGGGCAGATGGAAGAGCTGAGGGCCGCACTGTGAGGTACTTGAGCGTCTGCGCCGGGATTGAGGCGGCAACCTGCGCGTGGCATCACATGGGCTGGGAACCCGTCGCGTTCAGCGAGATTGAGAAGTTTCCCAGCGCCGTGTTGGCGCATCACTACCCCAACGTCCCCAACTGGGGCGACATGACCAAATTTAAGGAATGGCCTGATGCAAATATCGATGTTCTCGTCGGAGGAACTCCCTGCCAATCATTCTCAGTCGCCGGACTCCGAAAGGGACTGGATGACCCGCGTGGCAACCTCATGCTTACCTTCCTTGCCATTGCTAAACGCTATCGGCCCCAGTGGTTGGTATGGGAGAACGTCCCCGGCGTCCTATCCAGTGAAGGAGGACGAGATTTTGCCGCACTACTTCGAGGGCTGGATGAACTCGGGTATGGGTGGGCGTACCGAGTGCTTGACGCTCAGTACTTCGGAGTGGCCCAGCGACGCCGCCGTGTGTTCGTTGTCGGATATCTTGGAGACTGGCACCGTGCCGCAGCGGTTCTTTTTGAGCGCCACAGCTTGTCAGGGCATCCTGCGCCGAGCCGACAAGCGCGGGAAGGAACTACCGCAAGCACTGCAAGCAGCACTGGAACAGGTGGCTGGCCCGCAGACGTAAGCCCGACGTTGAACGCTTGTTTTGGCAGCAAGCAGGGTCAAGAGAATCAGCACATCAATGGTGGAGCCGGAATGTTTGTTCCGGTGGCATTTGATGCATTCAATCAGGCAGACACCGGCGACCTTTCCAAAACGGTGGCAGCCCGGAACGACCAAGACACGGCAAGCCTCGTGTCCGGGTGCTGGTGGGATGGCGGCGATACGGCGCCAACCCTTACCAAGCAAAATGCTAGCGGCGCACAGCGAATGCCTGACAAGGCCAACTTTGGGGCAGTGCTGCAACCCATCCCCTACGACCTGTACCAAATCACCGCGCCAGTAAACCGTCAGAACCGCAAGCCGGGCGACCCGTGCCATACGCTTGCGCGAGATAACGCAGCGCACGCGGCAGTTGCCTACAACATCACGTTTTGCGATGCCAACGGCGTCAGGTCAGACCGTCCCAACGGCGGCTTGTACGTTAACGAAACGGATGTGTCTAGCACGCTGACAAATGCGGGCGTTGGCACGAATGTTGTGCAACCAGTTGCCATCCAAGGCACGCTCATAGGTCGCGGTGAGAATGCCGGCCCGCAGGGAAGTGGCGCAGATGTCAGTGGGGCGATGTTTACGCTCACCAAGACGGATGTCCATGCGGTGGCGATTGGTACGGATTGTTTTAACGGTCAAGTCACGGGCGATGTGGCTGCGACAATGGGCACTCGCGGCAGCAGTCAAAACGCTAGCGGTCCAACAGTGATGCAGCCGGTAGCGCAATTCATCGGCGGCGTTGACTATGAAAACAATGCGCATGGTATGGATGAGGCTACTGGGCCGTTGTTGAAGGGAAGCCCAACGGGCGGTGGTCGGCCGCTGCCAGCCATTGCTACCGCAATGCAGGTACGCCGCCTTACCCCAGTGGAATGTGAGCGCCTACAAGGCTTCCCAGACGGTTACACCAACATCCCGTGGCGCGGTAAGCCTGAGTCGCCTGACGGGCCTCGGTACAAGGCACTGGGCAACAGCATGGCTGTTCCGGTTATGCGCTGGATAGGCGAACGCATCAACAAAGTGGAGGCACTATGAACCAAGCCGACTTTGACCTACTAGACCGCATGGCAAACATGGAAGCCCGGCTCCGCGCCTTGCAGGCCGAACTGGAGCGCGTGGTTATCGACAACCACTTTCTCCGCGAGGAGAACGAGGCGCTGCGGCGCAACGTACACAAGCCGGAGGTGCTGCGATGACTGAGTTAGAACTGTTTGGGTACGCCGTGGTTGCCGCTACCAGCATCTGCGTGGCGGTGTGGTTGACGGCAGCGGCGTACATCGTGCTGTCGGTGTGGGAGTGGGCGAGGAGAAGGGCGTGAAAGCCTGCACCACCTGCCGGGTAATGAAGCCGCTAACGGACTACCGTGACAACGGACGGGGTGGTCCTCGCGCCCAGTGCCGAGACTGCGGCAACGTAGACCGTGCGCGGTACAAGTCGCTCAAGGCCAAGCCTGTTACCACCAAGCAGGCGGTGCTGGATGCGAAGAAGGAGTACTACCGGCGGCGCAGGGCGATAGAGAGGCTGCGCTCGGGTAAGTTTGTGGGCGATGGCCCGTGCTGGGTCTGTCGCAACCAGGCGGTAGGTGAGACGCCCTACCGCCTGTGTATTGTGTGCTTGGGCTAGGCCTTGCCCTTCACGCGCTCTACAGAACGGTAAGCGCCAAGGCCCAACATACCGAACAGCAGCCCGTACAGGTCGCCCAGTTGCAGCACGGGCGGCGCAGGCCAGCCCTGTATGCCGCTAGACCATGCGGCTAGGGGCTGAAATAGGAACTGGTACGCCAAGCCTGCCACGCAAACCCAGCCTGCGGCGGGCCGCCACCCTCCACGGAATGCGTCCGGTGCAGCGGCTTCCACCTTGTTGATTTCAGTCTGCGCTAGTGCCAGTTGCAGGTCGGCTTCCAGCACTCTGAACTCACCGGCCTGCTGAAGTTTTAGCAACTCCAACTGAGCAGCGGCTTTCTGGGCAGGGTCAGGCAGGACACGGTCCAGTACCTTCAGCCCAGCATCAAGCAACCCGCCGATAAGTGGTGTCATTTGGAAGCCTCCAGTGCGACGGCAAAGGTACGCCTGAGCCAGCCCTTGCCAAAGGTGTCGAACCCACGGATGCCGGTGTAGGCAATGGCACGCTCGGTAGAGAACCGCACCACGGCCTCTGGGAGGCGATTAGCGGCGGCAATGGTGTTGCCCCCCATCACGCCATCCTGAGCAACGCCACAGGCTCTCTGGAGCAGCCGGATAGCCTTGTCACGGCCCATGTTTACGGCGCAGTCAAACACGCACAGGGCTAGCGGGGCGGGAATCTCGTCTGTCCGCAGTTTGTCCCAGTAGTCGCGGCGGTAGATGGCCTTAGCCTCGTCCTCGGTCAGGCGCAGGATGTCTACGTCGGGGTAGGCACGCTTGCTGATGCCGAAGCGGGTCTCTCCGCCTGGGTCGCGGGGGTCGTTGACATAGCCGCCCTCATGCTTGAGGACCATCGCAACGGCCTGCTCAAAACTCACTTATCCACCTTGCTGTTGAGCTGGTTGAATATCTTGTCCAGCATCCCCTTCACCTCGGTGATGTCCACGCGGTAATCATCCTTACGGACAAACTTCTCGGAGGCATCCAACTGGTGCTGCATGATGCTCTTCTCTAGCGCAGTGTGGTTGTCCCATAGCATCCGTAGGAACCAACCGGCAACGGAGACGGCGATGGCGAGAAGGGCTTGAAACAGGCTTAGGGCTTCCATCATTGCTCCGCGATAGGACGCGCAATCAAGGCGTTGTAAAGGTAAGGGTCCATTTCCGGCGCTTCGGCAAATGCGCGGCGAGTGGGGCCGGGAACAGACGCAAGTGCATTACGCTGCGCTCTGTTTGACAGCAGATACCGCTGCGACAGCGACCTAGCAGCGGCAGGAGCCACAGCACCTAACGCGCCGCCGGGAAGCCCGGCAACAAGCGTACCAAGTAAGCCGGTGACCGTAGGCGCGCCAAAACGATTGATTACGCCGGGCGTACCGATTGAACCTGGCACTGCGGAGTTTACGTTGGGGAACGTGCTAGCAAACTGCGCCGCCGTTCGAAGGTCGCCCGTCAGTTTGCCTTTGCTTCTGTTTAACTCTGCCGCCAACTTTTTAGCGTCTATTGAACCAGTACCTTCGCGCATAGCGTCTTCTAGCGTGTAACTTATTGCCATTCGCTCACGAGCAGCGCGGAAGTCCGCAAGCATTTTAGCGCCCTGCTGACCAGTGCCAGCAAGATGACGCTCAATTTGGTCTTCTAACGCTTTCGCCACAGCACGGTTTGCCTTGGCAATGTCAGGCTCTCCCTTACGGAATGCTGCCGACGCATTGTCCCGCAAAGACTGTATGCGCTTCATGGCATCTTGCGCGTCAAAATTGTTGACTAAATTGTCGTCAATGATTTTGCGAACGCTACCGGGTACTGCGTCAGGAAACGATTTTGCTGCGCCAGTGAACTTATCTTCAATATCCTGCATTGCAGTCAAATAGTCGTTATCAACGGGAACTTGGCCCACCTTTGCTACTGGCTCATATCCTTTTGCCGCTGCTTCAGCGCGCACGGCTTTCATTGTGTCTGGGGTAAGTTCGTCAGTTTCGCCAATACCTACTGCACGGCGCGCCAATTTGTCAGTTACCTTTTGGTTCTTAGCCGCCGCAATCTGCTGCAACTCGGTCTTGCCTGCCGCCTGTTCCAAGGCGCGGTTGACCATGTTGGGTTTGACGTTGCCGGGAGGAACAGCGTATCCCTCCGCTTGAGCCGCACGAAACGTGGCGTCTCGCACAGCGTTTTGAGCGTTAGCCGTATCGCGGGCGGCAACAATTTTCTGTTGCCTTGCGGTAATAGCACTAGGAAGCGCCACGCCTACTGCCATGCCAGCCAACGGGCTATCAGTAACTTGCGAGGTGGTTTCACCGGCAAATCCGCCCATGCCCGCCCGAAGCGCGTTGACGGACGCTTGCCTAACTGACTGCGCCGGAGACAACGCACCGCCGGTCAAAGCCTGCAAAGTAGTATCAAGGATTTGCTGCCTCGCTGACATATTATTGGTGTCACGGATAAGCCCTTGCTGCCGCAAAAAGTTGGTTACCGGCGTTGACGGCTCCTGAACTTCGGGTGCAAGGTCAGGACGACCAAACGCTGTAGCCGCCGTGCCAAATGCCGCTTTACCAAGGTTGTAGATGTTTTGCGGCGTGCCGTAGATGGCATCGGGGATAGCCGCTAACGCCTTGTATGGCGCGCTGATAGCAACATCTAGCGTAGATGGACGCTTAGGACCGGCGGGCTTTGCTGGCTTTGCTGACGCGGGCGCGGGCGCACCAAGATGAGGGTTTTGGCGAAGTATCTCCGCTTTTACCTGTGCATCATTTGCACCTTCTGGGCCTTCAATTTCGTAGGTGTTGCCATCCGGCGCACGCATTTGATAAACGGGCATGACGATTCCTTATTTTTTAATGGTCGCCTTGCCCCACCCATCTCCACCGCTGTTTGTAGGGGCAGCGGAGGCAGGGGGTGCGCCAACGTCAAGTCCAAGCCCGTATAAGGCGTTCAGGTTTTCTAGCGCAGCAAGGTTGGCGTCAATGTCAGCGGTGTCTGGGTTAGTAGCCGTGTCCAAGAACAACTTGAGTTCCACGTTACTGTTCATTTGCTGCGCCGACATACCAGTAGCCTGCTTGATGGCATTAACCAACAGCGGGCGCATATTCTTAATCTTGGTACGCTCAGACTGCGCCGTGGTGCCAATAGCCCCTTCAACGGCCTGCGCCATGCCAGTGCCTCGCAAACGAGCGCCAATGTTACCTAGTACATCGCCGCCAGGCTGAACCGCCGCGCCTTCTGTGCGTAGCGTTTCGTAAGCGCCGCGCATCTTGTCAATGATGGTGCTAAGTTGCTGCTTACCCGGCAAGTTTTTATCCGCCGTCGCCGCGCCAGCGCCAAGTCGCGCTTCCGCTGCTTCGTTAACAGCAGCGTTGCGTTGGGCAACAGTAAGTTGGCCCCGAGAGATTTCGCGCCCAGCCGCACGGTCTGTCGCCATAGACTGCTGTTCGGCAGTCATGCGATGCTGCGCCACCATATCTTTGGCGGTAGTCATCAAATTAAGCACGCCTTCTTTTGACCACGGCGGCATACGGTCTGCCATAGCAGGGTCACGGCTGCGAACAAACTCAACTACGCGGGCGTATTGGTTTGGGTCATTAACAGCCGCAGGCATCATGGCTTGAGCAGCTTCTAGCGTTTTTGCTTCATACTCGGCTTGCTTTACTTTTGTTTCTGACCGATAGCGGTCTCGCTCGGCTAACTTTGCAGCCATGTCAATACCGGGCTGACCAAAGCGAGGCAACTGCTTTTGCACGTCTTCAGCGTAGGGGTCTTCTGCAGACTGCATAAAGTTAAGCAGTTCAGACTGACGCCGCTGGTTTGTTTGAGCAGTTGCCATTTCCTGTTCAGCAAGCGCATTCTGCCGCTGCATGGACTGCAACTTCAGTGCGTTGCCATACAGTTCCATTGGCTGCGCCATTTGCGGAGCCTGTGCGCCAAGCGCAATACGAGCATCAATTGGCATAACTTAACCCCCCAGCATCGGGTCTTTCCACGCATTCCAGCCAGATTGAATGGCTGCACCTTGCGCGGGAGACGCATATGGATTTAATCTATTAAGCATCTGCTGCTGGGCAAAGTAATTGCCAATGCTACCAGCCGCTTGACTCATTGCATTGCCCTGCCCAACGTAGCCGGATGCGCGAGCGTTTCCCGCTTGCATATAAGCATCGCCCGCCGCGTTAGCGTAATTTGCGGAAGCCGCATTTTGCGCGTTAGTTGCGTTAGCGCCTGCCGTCTGCTGGCCCGTCAGCATCTGATACCGCTGGCTGCGGTTCTGATTGTAGCGGTTGTAGGCGTTCTGGTATTCCTGAGAAGCCATGTCTTGCCCATACCGCCCAGCAGCCTTTAGCGCCTGACCAGACATCATCTTGCCGCGCATAGCGGCAGTGCGGTCGAGCGATTTTAGCCCCTCCTGTAAACGGAAGGCGTAACCAGGGTCCGCCTGAAAGTCCTCCGTAGAAAAATCGCGCAGCATATTGCCGTAGCCCTGCGAGGCGGCATCACCCCCCAAGCCAAACTGGCGCATAAGTTCATCAGTGGTTTTTAAGCCAGCCTGACGGAACGGTTCTTGCCGGTTTACTTGGTCGTAATACTGCTCGCGCTCCAACTGAGCTGCTTGGTCAGCGGCTTGCCTTTGCGCTTTAGCGGCTTTGCCTGCCGCACTAGATGCCGCGACTCCGCCAATGACGGCGCTACCAACAATTGCGGTTGCTATGCCTGACATAAAAACTCCTTAGCCTTAAACTGTATGCCCGATAGGGCCAAGGCTTTCCTGTAGTCAATAGTGATTTCAGCGCCCAACTCACCGCCCTTGCACCCCGCGATGTCACGCAGCGCAACAAGGTCAATGTCGCCATTCTCTAGCGGAATCATCATCGCGTTAGGCGTAAGCGAGTGATTGACGTACCTGCCAGCCTGAGTTCGCAGCCCGGCAAGCCGAGCAGGGCAAATCAAGTCACCAGATTCAAACGCCACAGTGGCAAACAAACCTTTGCCCTCAATGGCAGAGTCAGACACCATGACGCTAGTGCAAGGCACTCGGGTTTGGTCGTCAACATTCTCTGACTGTTTGCGGGCGGTTTCATGGGGGATGCCGCACTGAGACAGCAAATCGAGGTAATCCTGACGGTCAGCAGCGCGAGAAAGGCTTTCCTCGGCTAGTTTAACTGCCGCTTGCTCTTGCCACGCATCGCTCTTTTCAATGAAATGCGCCTCCACAGCGGCGGCATCGGTAAGGTCAGTGGCGTAAATGTTCTGCCACAAAACATCTTCCAGAACGTACCCAATTTTGCGACCGGGTTGGCCCACAAACGTCAGCGGCGCGGACAAAGTGGTAGTGCTGCCGTTGTCGTTCAGCATTACTACTTTGCCCGTCAGCATGACGTTCATGTGAGGGAACTTTTGCTTATGCCCAACGGCTAAAGCGCCCGCAGGCAAAAACACCTGCCGAATAGCAATACCGGGCGCAAAGTAATGCACCACAGGGCAATCAACTTGGGGCATGGAAAGCATAGCGGACTCGGCTTGCTCGACGCTTTCATAGGTCTGCAAGGCGTGCATCGCCGTTTCCATTAGTTCGCTCACGTCACTTCCCGCCCGTTGGACCGGATGTTGATAGCCGAGGCCGTACCCGCGATGGTCGAGATGAACCCGCTGGGAGCAAGCGCCTGGCCGACAATCTCAGGGAAGGTGTAGGTTTCCGCAGGCTGCAGCGTCTTGGTCTTCACGATGAGGTTCTGGTTACCCGCCGTGTCTGCCCCGGTGACGAGGTTCACGGACAGGGTAGCCGCCGCTGCCGAGTAATTGGTAGCGGTGAACTTGTCGATGATGGCCGTCACGCCGGTAGCCGTGTACTGGGTAGTCTGGCTGTTCTCCGCAATCTTGGCGGGAATCAGCACTTTTACGTTTACGGTCACAGCAGATTCCTTATGTATTCAACGACGAAGCCGACAGCGGTTGCGCCGCACCCGCCGTAAATAGTAGCCCACATATCCTCGGGGTCATAGGTTCCCAGCCCAGTTTTCTTGTCCCGGCGCTCCTTGTAGTACCCCAAAAGGGCGGCGAACACCAGTGCGAAGATGTTGAACAGCGGGTAGAGGCTAGCCGCGACCGCCCAACCGGCGAGGAAGTGGATGATTTTGTCTAGTTGGAGGCGCATTACAGTACCCCGTCTACTTTCCAGTTTACGGTAGCAACATAGCCCGGTGAGCGCGAAGAAACCACGGCAAACTGAAGCTGAGTTTTGGTAACTGCAACTACAATAGCCGATACAGAACCATCGCCAGACGCTAGCGAAAAAGACACGTCGGAAGCATTGGGCGTAATTTGAAACGGCTGAGAAAACGTAACCGTCGTGGTTGGCCCAAGGTAAAGAGAACCGTAGTATGCGGCCCATCCGGATGAAGACGTTGTTGCCGTTCCGCTTTGAGAATCCAATACAACAGAATTGTTTGCGCCCGGCGTAGCTAAAACGTATGGCGTTGTAATGTTGCTGTATACGTTAGTGCCAATTTTTACGTCAACGCAAGATGTCAGGCCAATGGCTTGAGAAGTACCGCCGTTGCCTCTAAAAGTGTTTGCTTCAACAATAAGTGAAGTGATTCCTACTGCGGCGATTCCGTAGCTGTTTGTTACGCCAGGGAGTTGCAATACGTTTCCAGTGATAGATACGTTTTGTAGCCATGCGCCTGCATCAGTAGAAATTAAATACGCCGTTGGCGTGGCAAGGGAAACGGCCATTTCATTGCCGGAAATAATAACATTTTTAAAAGATGCTAAGCCAACGCTAACTTTGGTAAACGTAATAGCGCCGGTAGAAAAGTTTTCAATGCTGTTTCCAACAATGTTAACTATGGCGGTATCGGTAGTACCGGTATACTCCATAAGATAGCCATACCCGCCGCCAAGCAACTTATTTCCGAGTATTTTTAAACCGCCAGATGTGAGATGACGTATTTGCGCGGCGGTAGTAGAAGAAGTATTAAAAACGCACGACGAAATAACGGAGTCGCCAGAATCATTGTTGTTAGTGTTATTAACACTAATGCCAGACGCTGTATGCCCACGGAAAAAACATCCGTTAACAATGAAAAAACTAGCGGCTACAAAATCTACGTTTGTTGGAAAGTAACTTATTTCTACGTTTGACAGGTTTGCGAAGGAAGTTTCGCCACTAGCGGGCAAAAATTGCAGCCCTGCACCAGTTGATTTAAGCAGATTTCCGTTAAGAGTAAAATCTGCAAAGGTAGGAACGCCGGAAGACAACCCTCCGGAAAGCGTGGTGTATGCGCCTGTAAACTTTATTGCCGCATTACTGCTCGTATCTGTGCAGTTAATAATTGATTTTGTCGGTCCGTCACCAACAATGCCACCTGCTGAAATTACGATTTGCGAGGTGGTTTTGTAAGTTCCTGAAGGGTAATAAACCGTAGCGCCCGTGGTATGCGCCGCTTGAATGGCAGCCGTATCGTCCGTTACCCCGTCACCCACGGCCCCAAAGTCCTTCACCGACACCGTGTCACGCAGTTTGGCCTGCACCGTCCGCGCTGTAGCACCAGACCCTGAGTTGATGAACCCTACCAAGGACGAACCCGACGAGGCGGCAAGGAGCGCAAGGGCGTCCGTGCTGCTGGAGTCCGAACTGTAGATGTTGTCGTAAGTGCCAATGGTCGCGCCCGTGGAGGTCTTAACCACGAACTTGTAACCCACGCCGTCCGTCAACCACACTTCGCCAGCCACACGCCCAGCGGCGTTCAGCACGATGGGGTTGCTGTTGGCAACCAAGCCCGTGGCGCTGGTGTAAGTGGTCTGCGGGGTGGAGGTGCCAGCCGCATAAGTGTAGACCAGGCCACCGGACAGCACCGTGCCGGAATCGGTGAAGAACTGCCAGCCAGCGCCAGCCAAAAGGGAGAGGGAAACGCTCATAGCAGGTTCACCTGTGAAACAGTCAGGACTACCGAGTAGGTAGCCGGGATAGCGGGCGGTCCAGCCGCCGCCGCCACGTAGGGAATGGTAACGCTGGCCGAGGTCGGACACCACACAATTTCGACATACTGCCCAGCATACAAAGTCAAGAAGAAGTTCCAGCCTTTGATGTCGTGGCCGTCTACGCCGCCGTGGCGATTTTGAATGGACAGCTTGCCGTTGGAGCCAGCAACGTCTACCCCGTCCACCCGCAGCCAGATGTCTACGTCCTGCAGGGAGGCGTCCGAGTTTTCCAACTGGACGCTGAACTGAAGGTTGTACACCCCGGCGTAGGTAAAGTAGACGCGGGAGGTGGTCGTGCCGATGTACACGCCACGGGAGATGTCCGTGGTGTTGTAGGTCAGCGCGACGGGGGTATTGGCGGCAGTTGACTGCGTGGTAGTGTCAAAAAATGACCCGTACCGGAGGGTTTGCACCTCAAGGGGGATGGGGGTCAAATACAGCGCATCTACGCTGCTCTGGAGCGTCGCTATGGCGGCGTCCGAGGAAATGGCTGGGGGTAGTACCTCTAGCCCGTGTACGCCCGCAGAGAGGGCTTCCGTGCCGTCCGCAGGGGGGCCAACCTGAAGGTCGGTCAGGGAGATGGTGCTAGTACCGCTGCCCGTTAGTGTGTACAGGTTGATGAAAAACCGATACCACTCCCGCGACATTAGCCCCGTCCGCTTGTCGATGAAATCGACTCGGGGGGCGGGGATTTGGGTGATGTCAGGTAGGCTAGCCATTGGTGCCACTGATAATCAGTTCAGCACCAAGGATAACTACCTTCACAGGGTCAGTGCCGGAAATCTCGTACACGCGGTCGCGCAACTTGGTGGTCATGCCAAGGCGGCGGAAGATGACGCGCTTGCCGTACTGACCAATCTTGCCCATGCTGGCCCAACGCTCGTTAGACCATGTGTGACCACCGTCATCCGAGAAGCGGAGCATGACCTGGGGGTCGCTGCCCAGCACCCCGTAGTCCGAGATGAGCAGGTCTACGCCGGACTCGGTGAGCAGGGTAACGTCCGTTTCCGTGGTCAGGGTGACGTAGGCCGAGGCGTCAAACAAGTCCAAACCGGACAGCCCCACGCCCGACTCGCAGTCTAACTGGAGCGAGTGGTGGGTGGTGCGCTTCAGTTCGTTTTGTCCCGTGGGCAGCGCCCGCCACGACCGCAGCCACTTCTGCGGCTCACCGTTGTCAGCGTAGACGGACAGGTCAAGGACGTACACGTTGCCGTTTTCAAAGTCGCCAACGTGGGGGTCATTGTTGTAGGCGGCGTGGCAGCTGCTGCGGTGGCGTACAAACTCGCCCAAGGAGAACCCGGCGCGCTCATGCCAAGAGTTGACCGCTACGTCGTACACCCAAGTCTTGCCAGCAGTGGGGAAAATCAGCACATAAAATGCGTGGCCCTCTTGCTGATATGTATAAGCAATGGCGTCCGAAATAGTGCCGTAAGACTGGATGGCGTACTCAATTGCATGAGTAGAAACGCGCTGTCCCGTGTATCCGTTGGCGCGGTAGACAAGGCCTTGCCCCCGAGCGTCAGCACCCAGCCAGAAGATGCCATTGTCCAGCTTGGCAACCGAGTACGGGGCAATGCAGCCGATTTCATTGAACGCGCCTTGAATGCGGGTCAGCGGGAAGTCCGCTTCGCCCGAGTTGTACCAAACTTCCGTGGAGTCCGTGCCGAACAGCCACAGTTCGCGGTGGTCTACAATGAGCGACACCAGTCCGTCAGGCGAGCCTTCAGCGGACGCAAAGTCCAGCGGGTCTACCGACAAACCGTCCAGTAGGGAGGTAATCCACACCGTCTGGCTGTTGGGCTGGTTGAATACAAAGTAGCCGTCAAGGTAGCCTACGTTTACCGCGCCCTCAAAGTCAGGGTCGGTAATCTGGGCAAACACGTCGGTGTTGTAGTTGTAGATGAACCCGTCAGGGTTGCAGGCGATGAACAACTGAGTGCCGTTGTCCGCCATGCTCACAGCGCCAGTACCCGTCACCGTACCCTTTAGGGTGGCGACGTAGCCGGTGGTCATCTGGTAGAAGCCCGTACCCGAAACGACGTACAGGTAGCCGCCGTGCGACCACAGGCCACGGATAGGGCCATCCCCTACGGTAGCCACTAGGCGCAAGCCAGGCGCACGGTTCAGGAAGCCGGGTTCCTTACCGCCTTCAGGCACGGCTTCTGGGAACAAGTTGATGCAACGGTTGTCGGCGGCGTTAACCGACCGAGCAACGTACGCTGCCCCGAGGATGGGGGTCTTCAAAACGCATCCTCAAAAATGTATTGCGGGCAATCGTCAATCCAAATGTCCGCTTTTACAACAGAAGATTTTGCCTTACGGGATGTGTAAATGACCGGAAGGCTTACGCTTTCAACAGGTTCGCTAGGCATACGCATCGTAACTACAAAAACATCATGGCCTCGCGCTAACGCATCGCAGGCAAACCCATCCCACAGAACGGGGTCTGCGGTGTAGGTTTTGTCGTAATCAAGTGCAATACGCATCAATAGTTACCGGCAAAGATGTTGAACCTTTGCCTGGTCCCCACGATGCTGTACGGGATGGACATGACATCGCCGGGGTTGTTGATGCGCTTCAGGTTCCGCTTGCTGGTCATGGCAATGCGCTGCACCTGCGGCGAAGGCTCCACGCCAAACTCAGGCGCAATCTCACAAGCAAGGTTGTAGCGAAACGCACGTAGGTAACCCGGCGGGAACGCCAGCGTCGTAGACAGCGTGGCAGGCTGCGTCAGCGGGTCTACCGAGATGAAGTGCCACTCCAGCGCCCGCGTAGGCACGGGGTAGATGTGCATATCAATGTTCGGGTAATTGGTGTTAATCCACAGCACCTGCGGGTACGAGGACGTTACGGTCTTGACCGCAATGCCGTCGTACTGCTGCTGGTTGATGATTTTGATGCCATACGAGATGCCCGAGGACGGGTCAATAAAGTATGTGCTGTCATCCAACTCAATGGGGCGGCTACCAATGAAGTCACCCGTGGGACCAAGCGTCTGGCTCAACTGACCCGCAGGCCAAGTAAACACTTGGTCTTGCGTGGTGAAGATGGACAGGCGCTCGGTAGACCACGAGTCAATCATCTGCTGCATGGCGACGAGCGCATCGTCAGCGGTGGCAGCCGAGGGTGTCTCGCCTTCAGCAAGCATCCCGATGAGCCGCAGTGCGCCGTTAATGAGTTCACCAACAGTGGGCTGCGTGGGCGACAGTGGAAGGATGATGGGCATGGTGGTTCCTTAATTTGCCATCAACACAACCCAATTCGTCCCATTGGACTGAATGTGGGCAAACTTCCCCGCCGTAGCAGCAAGAATTGCTGTCCCTGCGGCACCGCCCGCTAGCGGAACTACGTTAGAACTTGCGCTGACCACCGTAAATGCGGCGGTCGTTTTTAGGATAAACACACGCCCGGTATATGACGCTGCGTCAGGCAAAGTGACTGTGCAAGTGGCACTGCCGTTAAAAATTAACGCATAGTCGGTAGAAGTAACCGTATAGGTTGCCCCAGTTTGCGTATTAGGCGGCGAAAACGGTTCAGTAGCCAATTCCTGAATGGCGTTCTGTACGTTGGTAGCGGCAATGGTGCCGAAGGGCGTGAAGGACACCGTAGAGGCTGCTACAGCCCCAATGTCGGCGGGGTCGTACAGGATGAAGTCGGTGTAACTCTCGGCTACGAAATTGGTAGCCGTAATGGACAGGCTGTAGCGCCCGTTAGCGGCGTAGAAGGCAAACTCGCCTAGCGAGTTGGTCGTAACCGTGTTGGAAGGCAGTACCCCGGTTCCGTTGCCGCTGTAGATGGTAGCGGGCGTCGTGGTGCCGTAAACGTAGACCGCGACGGACGCGCCGACAATCACGTTGCCGAACTTGTCCTGTAGAACATTCTGATACTGCTGCACGGTTCAGCCCTCGGAGGCGTATTTGGGGGGTCGTCCTCGACGGCGAGCAGCAAGCTCATTGACCGGAGCCGCCTCGGCAGGCGTGTCGGGATTGTACCGCGACCAGCCGTTCTTTTCATCTGCCGTGGCCTCAACCTCGCTGATAGCGACTTTGGTGCCGTGGACAGGGTGGGATAGGTAGATGACCATAAAGGGTCAGGGGGCCGAAGCCCCCTTTCCCAGTGCCGTTAGGCGATGCGGTACAGCGTCCAAGCGCCGTCACCCGTCTTGCGGGCGCGGAACAAGGCCGAGGTAACGGTCGCAGCGGTCAGCGTGCCGACGATGGTCCAGCCGGTGCCAGCCGCGAGGGTCAGCGTGCTGCCCGCCGTGTTGACAAAGCTGACTTCAAAGCCAGCGTCAACCTTGCTGTTCGTCAGCGTCGCTTCCAGCAGCGCCACCGTGGGCAGCGTCTGGGTGCCTGGCGTGCTGCTGCACACCACGATGCCCGAGAGCAACTGAGCGACCGTGAGCGTGGCAGCGGCAGTTGCCGTCGCCGGAGCGCCCTGAATAACCATCGTGGATTCAGAGACGTTGCCGTCCGTGAACTGGTAGCCACCACCAACCTGAGAAAGAGCCATTGTGAATACTCCTGAAACTGAGAATAAGGTAAGCAACCCCGGCTGTTACGCCGGGGTCACGGCAGGGCTGTTAGCCCCACATCCGCGCAGCACCCTGCGGACGGATAACCGAGTAGCCGTACAGCACGTCGATACGGCAGGGCATACGGTCGTTGTTGATGTCGTACTGGCGCA